TATTGACCGGGGCCGGTGGGTTAGCCGGCGGCGTGGTTTGGGCACGCGGAGGCATCAGGGTGTTCAAGGCATCTTTGGGCATGTGTTCAAATTCCTGCATGCGTTTTGAATTGAGTTGAGCGGCAGCTTTTAGCGGTTCAATCAGTTGATCGGCGAAACCAGCTGCCACAGCCTCGCCGCCATCCATCCACGTTTCCGCCTTCAGCAGCGCGTGAATTTCTTCAGGCGACTTGCCGGTCTTGGCCGCGTAGGCCTGCACCAGCGTGGTTTCCACCTTGTCCAACAGTTCGGCGTAGCGGCGCATTTCTTCCGCGTCGCCGCCCTGCACGCCCCAGGGCTTGTGAATCATCATCATCGCGTTGGCCGGCATGAACACCGTGTCACCTGCCATCGCGATAACGCTGGCCATGGAAGCGGCCAGACCGTCGATGTACACATCCAGTCGAGCCGGATGCGCCTTGAGCGTGTTGTAAATCGCCATGCCGGCGAACACATCGCCGCCCGGCGAATGAATGCGCAGATTGATTTGTGACACGTCACCGCACGCCAGCAGGTCAGTAACGAACTGTTTGGCACTGATGCCCCATGCGCCGATTTCGTCGTACAGCAGGATTTCAACGCTGCCGCGTGCCAAGGCCCGCATCGAGTACCAGCTTTCGGCGGGCTTGTTTTCCGCCGAGATTTGCCCGGTGGCCGATGCGCGCGGCAGCATCAGCGGTTTAGGTTTTGCCTTCGGGTTTTTTAGTTGAATCATTGAGGGTCACTTTCCCGTAAAACTGGTGGTAGGCATCCGAGCTGAACACCAGCCCTTTCGCCCGATTGGTCTCAATCTCCGATGTGCGCGAGCGCTTGAGTTCTTGCGGGTTACGGCCCCGGGCGCGCGCCACTTCCGATTCGTCGGCAAAGCCCGCCTCAACCAGCAGCTTCCACGCGTTCGCCTCATGCACCGGGTTGATCCAGGGCATGACCGGACCCTGATAAACCGCGTTGTAGACCGTGGACATATCCACGTCCCTGGGCGGCTTCAGGACGCCGCTCAGCAAGCCCATTTCGATAAAGCCCCGGTAAACCTTGCGCGACCAGTAGTCGATAAACTCGCGCTGCAACAGGTCGTAACCTAGCTGCGATTCGACCAGCTCTTGCCGCTGCGCCGAGTAGGTGCCGTCGTAGGTCCGGGTCGCTGTTGAAAAGCCCATCCGGGTGGCCGCTGCAACGGCCCGTAACTGGCCGTTACGGAACGATTCGACGAACTGGCTGGGCCGGTTGCTTTCGATCATTCCCACGTCTTCACCGGGCATCAGCCCGTCAAACACCATGCCCGGCGCAATGGGAATGCTTCGGGCGCCAGCTGCTTGCCCGTCCTTGCTCGCGACTCCAGGCGTTTGCACGAAGTCATCGGGCGACCCCTTCTTGATGTACATCGCCAGGGCGGCACTGATACGGGCAGCAACGCGTTCGCTTTCCTCGTAATCCTTGATGTCTGCCAGACGCATCAACACCGCATGCAACAGCGGTTGCCCACGGTTCTGGCCAATGCGCTTGCGGTACGCGATGTGCAACATGCGGTCGGCCGGCACAAACTTGGTCTTACCTGCCAAGGCGTACCCCAGCGAGCCGCCCGGGTGTTCCTTGAGCAAGTGAAAGCCCTTCACCCGTCGCCACGAATCGCGCTGAATCCCCTGCGTGATCCCCTGCGCCAAGTCGGTGTAATTAAACGGCAGGTAATCCGGCTCCAGCAGCTCCAGCGAGAACGGAACCGCGTGCAAATGCTCAAAGTTCGGCACCTTGCCCATCAGCATCTGGGCCAGACCCTCGCCATCGCGCAGCCATGTGCGGCACACCAGCCGCTCCATCTGCGGCCGCGTCAGTTCGCCCGAGGTCTCCGGGCGCAGCGACCATTCGGCATAGTGCTTGCGAATCTCGTCGGCAAAATCCTTGTGAACCTCTCCCGCGTAATTGAGCGGCAGCGGCTCCACTGAAATGCCCGAACCACCCACCACCCGCTCTTCCAGGCGGTCGAGAATCCCGGTTACAAGGTCGTGATCTTCGTCCAGCTTGCGGCTTTGCTCGCGCAACGACTGCGCGCCCATCTGCAACGACAGGTCCGCGCTGCGGCTTTGCCGTTCGGCCTTGTGTGTGCGTGTGATCTTTGCCGCCTCAAACGCCTGAATGGCGCCCCGGGCGGCCAGCCTGCGCAGCACTGCGCCCGGGAAAACCGGCGCTAGCAGCCGGTCAAAGAAGTTCAACGGAACGTAGCCAGGGCATAACCCGGGCTACCCTGCGCGGCAGCGGCCTGGGCATTAACCCGACGCTCCCACTCCTTGCGACCGGCAATGATTTGGGGCAGATCCGCCATGACGACTTTGCGCCCGTTAAACCATGTCTCTTTGCCGTCGAGCACTGCCATTTCTGCGGCCAGATACTTGTCCAGCATGTCTTGCGCGCTTATAGCCATCCGTTATGTTCCACGTTGACCCAGCCGCCCGGATCGGCGGCAGGTTGAGCTAAGGGGGGTTGTGCTTGCTGAACCGGTTCGGGCTCAGGCTCGGGCGTGTCGTGTGCGTCGGATGCTTCCGATGTTTCGGGCGCGTCCGGCACCTCCCACGCGCCGGTGTCTGGATCAAATTGCGCCTCCATAGCCAACCGGTCTAAATCCAAACCGAAGCGTTCTTGACTGATCCGCAACGCCGCCAGGGCGTACACAAAGCAGTCGAGGGCCTCGTTTCGCCTCTTGCTCGCATCCCAACGCAAAACGCGCCGCCCCTTCGCCAAGATCCATTTCTTGGTTTCGCTGGTCAGCTGCTTCAGTTCGTCTTCGTCGCAGATCGAGTCGTCCGCCGGGAAGTGAATAAGCCCCGGCACCGGGCGGTTGCCGTCCGGCTGTTGCTTGAGGCGGTTGTAAATCACCTCTTTGGCGTTGTCGGTGCCGACCTCTGTCAGGTAGGTTTTCGACTTCCTCTCTTTCTTGCGCGGGAAGTTCGCAATGGGCTTGCCGTAGGTGCTGGCCCCGAAGATCGGGACCACCCAATGCAAACCGTGCTTGCGGCTTTGTGCCCGTACAGTTTCCGAGTGGTGTCCGCCGGAGTCCCAGCACCAACGCATCACGCCCATTCGCGTGCCATCGGCACGGATGAACTGCCTGTGCAGCTCAAGCCCGACTTGGCGCAACAGCTCGCCGCTGGCCGGATCGCCCGTCAACACTCGGCGGTAGACCAGCCATGCTTCCTCACCAGCACCGAAGCCCCACACCCGCAATTCGTAACGGTCGTCCTGGGTGTCGATGCCGCCCATAAGCACTACGCAACGCGCTGGCACCTGCGCCGCGTAAACCTCGCGACGATCCCGCAACTGCTCCCAATCGACTTTTTCGGTCAGGTCTTCTTCCCACGCCTCGCCCAACGTCGTGTTAACGAAGGTCTTCAGCTTGCCCCGATCTTTGCCCGCCTTGTCGCGTTCATCCGCGATCTTCACCCAAGTGGTGAAGGTCGAATAAATCGTCCAGATGTGGAACGTGAGGCGGCGCGGGGTGCGGAGTGGCTTATCGTCAGCCCCAAACCATTCCATGCTGTCGCGGGTCCAGATGCCCGTTTTGTCGCATATGTAGCGGCCTTGGTTCGACGCCTCGACCATTTCGTAATGTTCAAAGGTGCAGCCATTGCCCGACTCGCACAGATACCACGCCTTATCGACCTCGCCGCGCTCATCCTTGGCCCACTTGAGCCCATACGGTTCATCTTTGCCGCCCCACTTCAGCGTTTGTTCGGTGTGACAATGAGGGCAGCTAATGTGGAACCGCAGCAGGTAAGCCGATTCCTCGGCCGCCCGGGTAATCTGGCAACTGCCCGCCAGCTTGGGCGTAGACCCGCGTATGGACTTGGGAAATGTTGCGCCCTCAAGCCGCTTATCGCCGAGGAACGTAGGCGAACCCTCGTTTCCGATGTCCGCGTTAAAGCTCGACAACTCGTCGTAGCCCACCTCGTCCGGGCTCTTTTCCCGGTAGTTGCCCGGCGCTGTGCCGCCCAGCCACCAGAGCACCTTGCGGTTTTCAAACGTCTTTTGATCCTCGGTGTTGTCCTTGTGCTTCTTCCCGTACCAGGGCGCCATGGCCTTGATCACCGGCACGTCGCGAATCATCGGGTCGACGTGTTTTTTCATGATGCCCTTGGCGTCGTCGTCCGTCGGGCTCCACATGCAAATGCTGCGTTTCTTATGCTTCAGCTTGTAGGCAATGTTCGCCATAAGCATTTTCGTGTAACCGATCCGGGCCGACTTCGGCAGGTTCAGTTCATGAATCAGGTCATTGCCCATGGCGTTGAGTAACGCCACTTGGAAAGCCTCGGTTTTCCATTTGCCCTCACCGTAGGAGGACTCCGACGACATATAGAAATACTTGTCTGCAAACTCGACCGCCGTCATCGGCGGATCTACCTCAAGGTTTTTGAGACCTCGACGGACAGCCTCAACCAGCCCCTTCATCCAGAGTGGCGACGTACTCATCCAAAAGCTCCGGTATGCGATCAGCCAATCCAGCAGCCGCGTTACGCGTAACGGCGATTTCAGTTTCCACCGCCTCAAGGTGGCGCACGCTGATATCGGGGTGTTTACGCTTCACGTTTTTGTGAACGGTGTTGAGGGTTGAGGCCAGTTGCGCCGACAGGCTGGCCAGCGCAAAAACCATGAATCCGACGGGTACAAGCTCTTTCTCGCCGACCTTGTTTTTGCGGGCCATGGCGTCGGCCTGTTCTTTGGTCAGGCGCAGACGCTCGACTTCAATCTTGTAACCAATCAGCGGGTCGACCTCATCGAGCCCAGGTTGCTGTTTCACGCCTTGGTGTTTGAGCCGGTTATCAAGCACGGTTCGCACGTCATAAAACGACTCGCGGCCGATCTTCGCGATGGCCTCAACGCCCCATTTGTCAAAGGCTTGCGTGGAAATTCCAAGGCTGTCAGCCATGCTTTTTTTGTTCAGCCAGTACGGCTGACGTGTGATCGTTGTGATTTTCATAGACGAAACAACAACCAACCTTCAGAAAAGGGTCATACGTAGAGAACGGGCGGGCCTCGAATTACCCCCTAGGCGGGTGGGGCTCGGGAGTACCTTTTTCATGAGAATCGTTCGCATCTTCACAAAACTGACCAAAAATCCACCTATTCCGCGCTCAGCACGGCATCACGAAGGGCCTTGCCCAGCTCGACCGGCAGATGCCGGCGTGCCGTGCGATCCGCGACGCCGTAGAAGTCAAACCGATCCCGATAAGTCGGGCTCTTGCCAAAGGCGAGCATCCATTTGAGGCGGCCCTTGCCGGTGCGCTCTGCAATGCCCAGGGCATTGGCGCCTCGACCCATCACAAAGAACCGGTTTCGATTGCCTGCACTGCGTTTGCTGTCGGTGCTGTTCGCATGCTTGTCGCCCTGCGCACCCAGACCGGACAGCACTTTCTGAATGCGACCCCGGCTGATATTTCCGCTGCCATCCAGCGGCATGTCACTGCCCGGCATCAGGAAGCGACCCGGCGACAAGATGCCCCGAGCGCCTAACAGCTTCTCGCTGCGCTTCGGGTTTCGCGCGCCGCCCTCGACTTCAGGCAACAGCCATCGGGTCGGGGCTTCAGCTTTCGACGCGTAGTCCTTGACCCACACCCGCGCTTCGAGCCGGCTCTTTCGGGCTGGCCTGACAAACAGGCTGTTGAGCGTGAAGCGGGTCGGCCGGTCAAACACCCGAACCATTTCTGCTACTTCTGCGCGCTCCACCTTGTTGGCAGTACGCGTCAGGGCCAGAGCGGTCGCGAACGGCAGTTGCCGCTTCTCGATGTCGCTCATGGCCCGCTTTATCTCGGCGGCGCCTTCGGTGCTAATCCTGAACATGCCGCCATCCTCCTGAATGTGTACCGGTTACGTTTTCCGGCGCCCCTTGCTGTCGGGGCCGCGCTCGGTCTGGCACGGCGGCCGCTTACGGGGTCAGCAGCGAACTGACGCACTCCGGGCTCGATATTCTCTCGTCGTGCCTAGCGCCCTCGGTCTTTACGCGGTTGAGGGATGAAACGCCCCCTTACGGCCGGGGAGGCCTGCTTACAACTTCATGGCGGCGATACTCCAGGGCAACCGGCTTCAAACGACGCCAGGCACTAAGTTGACGCTCGCAATCGCCTTAATCATCTCGGCGGCGAACTCCTGCTTGCCTGCTGGGCAGGTGATGTTCAGGGTGCCGATTTCGACCGTAGGACGGATCGCAAAATCAGCCACCGAGCCCAAACCGGAAAACGGCTGACCTAGCGGGAACGCCGGGTCGGGTTGCTGCCCCTGTTCAATCACCGCGCTTACACCGCTGAAGTAAGCGACCCGAACACCGTCGTAAGTGAAAGTGGCCTCACTGCCTTGGACGATGTACTGGTCAGCGTCGCGAACGACGTGCTGAAAACCGCAGCAAATAACCAAAAACGTTTTCTTCGTCATTGAAACAGCACCTCGTTGTGCGTAACGGGGCTGACAACGGGGTCAGCCGGTTGAGTGATGTGGCCGGCAATGGCATAGGCCAGCAGAATTAGCAGGACGTTCACCCAGGGCGGCGGCTTTCTCACAGCGCATCCACCTTGCGACTTCCCCAAGCGCTGGCCCACTTGCGGACCTGATCAACGCCAAGGAAACCGACCGAACCCGCCACGGCGTAGGACAGCCCGCCGCCCATACCGAACTTTTCAGCACCCATGCCCACCAGAAACGTCAGCACACCGCCCAGCGCCGCTTCGATAAGGCGGCGATCCCAGCGGTGTTCTTTCTCGTCGTAAAGGATGCGCAGATAGCTCAGAACAGCGGCCAGCGCGGCGGCAAGGCCATGATCGCGAAGTGAAGCGGCGAGCATGACCCAGAAAGTCGGGTCTTTTTCCGGGGGCATGTTCGGCATCTCGGTTGTCTCCCGACGAACGGGGAATAGGCATAAAAAAACCCCCGACCTGTGAAGGCCGGGGGCTAAAGGGAATGCTTTTTGGGGTCTCTGCCTGCGCAAAAACACCACGATGGACAAAAGATTAGGGGAAAAGCTCACGGATGTAAACACGCGATCTGTAAAAAACAGTAATCGTGTTTGACGTCGATCCTGTCAACTTTTCTTTTTTCGGCCTCCGCTACAGCGCCAAAGCGATCTCAGAACGGGCCAACAGACACAGCGCCTCGCTGCCCCAAGTGCCGCCGCAGCCCCGGGGGAGTGGCTTGCGGCAGTTCTTGCAGATCCGGCCGTCCAGCTTTGCCCGCTCATTGCGCAACCGGGCCACGTCGTTGCGGATCAGCGTTTTGATGTACTCGGTTGCTGTATACGGTTCGCCCTGAGAGCCCCGGCCCACGCGGCCTTCGTCCAATTCGGCACGTTCCGCCGAGCTGAATTGCAGCCTGATTTCACCAACTCCGGCCGCTTTTTCGCGTTCACGTTGATCGCGCTTGCGCTTTGCCTCCGGCGTCACCTCGCCTTCGTCCTCGACGTGACGTGTCACAAGCCCATCGTTATCGGCTAGCCACGCCATAACTGGCCCCTCGAAACGATCAGCGGCCACGTCCAGGCCACCGACCAGCACCGCTTTTTCGGTCGTTCCGTTCAATTAAAAATCCTCTTGTATGATTAATTTGGCTTCGCGGCTCTAGGCCAGCCAGCCTGCGGGGTCTACGGCAACGGGCT